CGCGCTCCAAGTCGTAACCTTCGAGGTTGTGCTTGTAAGGCACATTCTGGAAGTCGCATAGAGCGCAGGCGATATTTGTAAAGCACCAAAACCACTACCAGTATTAGTAATACTAGTGATGTAACTGATGCGATAAGAGTTAGACCGCACATTACTACGATCAAACACCTTAGCGTTGGCAGCTGCGTTACAGAACGGGTTAACGTTACTGCACACAGCGTGCACCAAATCTGTGCTCGCTGGTTGAATAGCCTTCCTGACTCCTACTCCCTTGGTGGGGCGATGGATGGTATTCTGTTGAGGAATACTTTGTCTTTGAGACTTATTCTGTTTCTTTGGTTTAGATTTGCTTTTGCTATTTCTGTTAACCATTGTTGACTTGTTAATTAATTTAAGTTTTATTTCCTGCCAAGTCTACTAAACAGGAAAGGCCTGCATGATTATTCAAGCTCACCATACACTTTCGCGTAGGTGGCTTTCACACGGTCCGATGTGGACTTATCGTGTCTAACCTCGTACAAGAAGGCTGCGAGTAACTCGCGGTCTCCTTTCTTGGTACTGAACAACTTGTAAGCGGCTTTGGGCCACGACTCGAGAGTCGCGGTCCAACGTCCGTTTTGTAGCCGGTAGTTGTGGGAGCAGAAAGTAAAGGACTCTCGTCCTTGAACTTCCACCTCTCTCACAGGGATACCGATCTTGGCATAAGCAGCTATAATAGCTGTCTTGTCCAACAAAGTCATTTCAATGCAGTCGTCGCCATTGTTTCTGTGGTCGATTGACTTAACTGCCATAGCAGCTAGGCCTCGTGCAACACAGTTCAACTCAGTTGTTTCTGTTGAGCCACTAATGGTCTGCCCGTCTACATTCTTAACGAACACAACACCGCTAGGCACGATGTAGGCTGTCTTGACGCTGACGTGGCACCAATTATCTAGTGACTGTCTCAGGAAAGCTGAGGGGTTGCTACAGGATTTGAAGACGGTGTCTACAAAACCTCCAACCATGGGGACGCTGACACGCGAGTCCCAGGTTATAACATCTGTAGTAACAGGTGTATACTTGGGGTGCTTGTCACACATTGCAGTATAAACTTCACCAAGCTCCTGATTCATCTTATCAGTGAAGCCGATTCCGGCTAACATGTTAAGATTAGGATACGAGTTGATGCAGGTCCCTGGGAATTGCCCAAATATGACTCTCTCCACTATCTGATCCACGATACTCAGGCACTGTACAACTCGGTACTTGCCAGTGATTACCTTGGAACTCTTGTGGGGTTCATTCTTAATAATGGGCGATAGTGGATCTCTAGCTCCCATGAGCACGAGCGCTTCAGTTGTGAATCCTGAAAGATCTCTGGTGCGCATGAGGCATACCCTAGCAACAGCTAGTTTAATGATAGAGTCTAACTCGTTGTCAATAACTTGCTTGTTGGTAGTGTAGAACTGCCTATATGGGAATCCGGGAGAAGATGTCAATTTGAGTTGTCGTATTGCTACTAAAACTTCAACTTCCTCGATCCCTTCGCGCCATGTAGGTTGAGTCCATTTTACCAGGGTTTTAGCATAAGCCTTAACTGAGCTTTTGCTAGGAACAAAGGTGGCAGGTTCTAAAGCGAACTGCTTACCGCAAGCCGTCAGCACCATGTCATTGGTGGTGGCGGGAGGGTAACTCATGCCCCGTAGCTCCTCCAGTTCCTGGAGGGCTATTGGGTTACACTGGGGGGGGTCTTTCCCCCTACAGTTGTACGAGCGTCCTTTGAGGATGACACGGATGTTCCCGACTTTGGTTTCCGTGGCCGCCGCCTCAGCACCATTACATACTTGGTACCCTGAGAGTCGGCTGATCGATTTTGCTGCGGTGGGGTCGATCGGTTCCCACTGGGACGAAAATCCGGATCCATACGAGCTTGCGCAAACGGGTTGCATGGCAGATGCTCAATAGGGATCGGTCCATCGTAGTCGTCTGTAATGACGGTGTCTCGGGTTTTGGGGTCAGCATTTTCGTACTTTCTCCTCCTCTTAGACTCGCCACCAGATATAGCTGCGATGATTTCGCCTTGCGTTACAAACCTACCAGAGAGGTATTTCTCCCTGACTTCAGTTATTTCTAACATCTGCTCAAGAGTTATACCCTGGTTGTAAGCCAGGTCTTCATAGTAGTCGAGTCTGATTTCCTCAAACTCTGAGTCACTGACGAAAGCTACTTGACTGCCCTTTACGAACACGTTAAAGCTCCCATCATCTGGGTCAAATTTGTAACGTTTACCACTGATGAGTAGGTCCTGGTTGAGGTAATCCTCAAGTTTGTGGACCGCGTCACGAGATCCTTCCGAGCTCTCAGACACACGTACACCGTCAGTTAAGCTAACGGCTAGCACTCCTTTCCTAGGAGAGATGTACACCGACGACCGAGGTCGTGGGAGTAAGCCATCAATCATGAAGACAACGGCCAAGTCCAGGAACGAATTATAGTGCCCTTCTTTGGTTATCACGGAGGATACGTGCATCCCACACACGGATCCGGAGCTTCTTACGAGAGATCCGGAAAAGCCGGGTAGTGTTGATGCTGTGTGGAGGGTTGTGAAGGGGGACCCTGAAAGGTCAACTCCTGCAACGGCTCCGCTGGAAGTAACTACTTTCCCGCTTGTGTTAGTAGCGACGATGGTAATACCAACGTCATTCCTAGCAGGAAGCACAGTAGTAACAGCTTTTGTTCCGAGGTTTGTTATTCCTCGGCTGGTTAAATATACGATATCAGCTTCAGGCACCCTCGAAAGGGTGACTTTCATGTCGCTTATAAGTAGAGATCCGGCTGACCCCCGAAGGTAGGTCGCCCCGTTATGGTAGACGTGCGCGGGAAGGAACACGGTGACTTCGCCATTTCTGGAGAAGATCGCGCCCAAACCCAGCACGGATTTGTCTTGGGATAAAACCAAGACTTCATACTTAGTGTTTGCGTTCTCAGGTGAAGGCCTGATAGTGGAGCCCGGAATAGCCATTTCTAGCGTTCGGGACTCTTTGTCACCACCAGGTTGCACCACCTGAGTCTGAGAGTCGATATAACCAACTCTATCTCCGTCTTTGTAAATTACGGAAATATGATTGCCATCGGTACAAGCTTCATACTTAACCTCTAAATGCGCGAGGTCAGCACTAAGCTCTGGCGTGAACTTGGGGTCCACTGGAATCAAAGCGTC